TGGAAGCGTATTGGCTATAGCCACGCTGGTTCAATTCAGCAACGGTTGTTGAGAGACTACCCATAAGCTGGGCGGAAGCCTGGCCAAGCTGCGCACCAAACTCATTCCATGAGTTGCGACGCTCACCCACATCAAAGGTGGTCTTGGCCAGACTAGCAGAGAGGTTAGACATCGCCGTGCCAAGATTGGCAAAGACGTCGCCCTTGCGCTGCATGATGTCCGACTTTTCCTTAGAAGTCTGGGCCTGAATACCAGCCAAGGTGCCGAACATCTCACGGTCATAGCTGGAAGCACGCTGGCGCTTGGCTTCCTCCAACTGGCCCTCAGTGCCAAGGAAGGAACCAATCTCTCCCATCATCTGCTCTTCGTCAGCAGCCTTTCGACGGGCAATGGCTTGCGCCATGTCAGATGCCACAGCCGTATAGCCCTGACCAGCCTGCTCCAAAGCCCTGTCGTACTCTGCTCCAACGCGCTGCTGCACATCAGCCATCTCCTGACGAGTGCGAGCAACGTCATCCAGATACCGCTGATAGTCCTGACCTGCCTGCTGCTGGCCCTGCTGCTGGAATCCAAATGCGGTCTGCAGCGCAGGCACCGCGTTGGAAAGAATGTTCCCTGTGGCCTGGTTGCTGGCGGCGAGGAACATGTCAGCTGCCTGCTGGTTACGGGCAAAGTTTGCCTGGTTCAGCTGATTGGCCAGGTTGTAGTCCGAGACCATGCCCCCAAACATCTGAGGAACGGATGGACCCTGAAAGGGATTCCGCTGGAATGCGCCAAGGCCCATTGGCCGGTACGTAGGCTCAAACTCCGGCATAAACTGCTGGATGTTGGGCATCTGCATAGCAGGCTGCTGGAATGCAAACATCTGGTTTTGGGGTTGGCCAAAGGCGCTCATCAGTTGAATCTCCGATCGGTGTCCAGTATCCGTCCAGTCAGCGAGAACGCAAGCAGACGCATATCCACGCCCGCAATATGACACTCAAATCCCGGGCTCAGGGTAGACCATACGGCACCATGCTTTCGGATAGGCGAGTTGGATGCCAAGACACCAGAGCCATTCGATACGACTTGGATGTTGCCATTACGATCCAACGGCCTACCAGAGATATAGGGTGTGGTTTCTGCGCCCCTATAAAGCAGGGTCCACCAAGTACCCACAGTGGGAGTAGTACCCACCAGTTCGTAGTAGGGGGCAGCAGAGGATACCTGCTTCATGCGGAAGAAGTCCTTGAACTCTGGCATACCCGGCTGCACCTGCATGCCCAGATTGCCACCCACCCACCGCTGCACAATGGGCGCAAACGACACGTACCGGTTAGTTGCAATGTTGGTAGCCCAGTTAGATTGATAGGTCTGGACGCTTCCATTGCCAGCAGATGCGGTTTCGTCTGAGCCCCCCACAGAGGACCACTGGTAAGCCTTGCAGTCATACTCAGTAGCATCAACGGTTGGAGCTGTACCAGTCACAGCAGGGTTTTGAGCGGTCCCCCCACAGAGGTTCTTGTTGCCTCCGCCAGTACGCTCGTGATCCACGATGTACACGCCAAACGTGGTAGTGGAGTCGCGCTTCACGAACAGAGCCCGACGTTCCAGATAGGAACCCACTTGCACGTTGCCGGTCTTGGCATAGCGGAAGGGGAGGTCAATGAGCTGCGTGATGCGGTTCGTGCCAAACCACAGGATGGCAGCATAGCCATTAGCCGTACCTGCTCCTGTATCAGGCTTCACGATGCTCATGCACTGACCCCTAGCGTCATATGCAAGCTGGATACTGGACTTGGTTGACGACCAATCCACGTTGACCAGATTGTCTAGAGCAGTGACATCCTCAATTGCCCCATCCATGGATACGGCCTTGAGACCACTACCAGACACGAAGTAGACCGTAGTCCCAACAGTCTCAAGCGCGTAGGGACCCACGAGCCCATAACCAAGATGGCCCTCCTCCACCCGCACAAGAGCACCCTGTCGACCCATTCGGTAGATGCGATCCGTGCTGAATCCCATCATGTAGTTGCCAACCTGACGCATGCCAATGACCTCATTGGCTGGCGTCTGCGGCACCCAGCGATTCGATGGGGGGAAGTTTTCAGCAACCAGTTCGGTCGTGGAACTCCACCGCATGTCACCCAACGATCGTGGGGGGTACTCAGGCGTAATGCTGGTGGTCGTAGTGGGGATTGCATCACTAGGACTGGCATCACTAATACGTGACACGAACAACATGTTCGAAAGGAACTGGGCTACTCCACCCTTGGGTCCGGTCTTGTCTGCGCGCGTCTTGTCGATATACACGTCTTGATATACCAACTGCGTATCAGTCAAGGAGACGCCAAACTCATTGTTGACACTACTTGTTGAGTAGTTGGAGGCTGATGTAATATCAACGACGCGCTCCAAATGCAGCGTGCCTGATCCATAAAGATTGGAGCCGCCAGTGCCCGTACCCAAGTTGACAGTGCGGTAGATCAGGGCTCGGTTGTAGCCGGTACGAAACTGTCCAACCTTAAACTTGAGATATTGATCTGACGACGACGTAACTTTAAAGGTTGTCGTATTGGAAATTGCAGACTTACGGCCCGTGTCTGTGCTCATAAACTGAACTGCAAACGTGTAGTTTCCAGTGGCGTAAGATCCTGCGACTGGATTTACATTAACGGTTGATCCAGATTCTCCATAGACTGCAAAGTCAAATCGTGACGAGTTTGTGCCGTCCAAGTCTTGAATAACAGCATCAGTATTGGTTGCGGTGGGGGGATTGCCTGGACCCATGGTCACAACAGCCGCAAAGGGGGTCGTGTTGCTAACACTCCACTTGGAGGACACGATGACAAATGATGCCAACTTTGGGGTGCCACCCCGGACGAAGAAATACATGAACCGACCACTGCACTCAACATCAATTTCAGTGGTGTCAGAGACCCCGGTGATGGTGGTAATCGTCCTATCGCCAGTTACGTTGGGTTCAATCCACGTAGTGCCGTCGTGTAGCTTGGCGTAGAACGTAATCGTTCCGCTTGAAGCAGTGGTGTACTCTGCCCAGACATACCCCCAGAGATAGGCACTACTGCTGGTCAGAACAGTTACCGGCCAGAAGCCACGGACGTTTGCCAGCGTGGCGGGTTGGAACGTCCCCCCATCTCTTTGTTGGGACGTTGCCCCATCTCCGGTCAAACGCTTGAAGCCAGGGTGGGTACGGAGGCAGCCCGTCTCGTTACCGTCAAAGCCAATCAGGTCCCAGGCAACCTCCTTGGGGAGGATGGCGCGGGACTGGGCCTTCGACATGGTCGTAGGGCCCGAGAAGTTCCATGTCCAGTTTGTGTCTTGGTCAGCCACGCTTCGCCTCAAGCTTCTCTAGCCTGACGCGAAGATCCTCCAGGTCCCTATCGTGCACCCTGTCAGAACCGGTCAGGTTGATGGTCGTCTTCACCAAGTCGCTCACCACGCCACGAAGCTCATTCACCGTCTGCTGCTGGTGCGTCAAGATCTGATCTCTTCGTCCGACTTCTACGGGAATCATGATGACACCCACCACCACTGAGGCAAAGGTCCCCGTCTGCATTGCGAGTGTCCAGATCTGGCCGGGGGCAAACTTGTTCGATTTGGTGGGCATCGTGGGGGGACTTCCTTCGTTCCTCCAAGATAACCGATGCATAGAGTAGAACCAAGTAGTTGATCCCGTCGACGATCGTGTCCGAAACTGACTCGTTCACCTCGAATCGACCCTTGGACAGGAAGGTACTAAGACGCGAGACCTTGTCCAAGAAGCGGATAAAGATGCCCTCCGGTACCGTACCCACACCCATGGAGGGACCCAACTGGAAGTTACGGAACGGCTGGTCCACACCGTTGGTGTAGTCGCTTTGCTTGGCTCGCATCAAGTTCTGGGCCTGCTGGCAGAGTTCCTTGTGCAGATTGATGACGTCGTCGGTGGTCATGCTTTCTCCTGAGCCTTCTTCCAGGCTGCGTCGAACTCCTTATCCGAGGCCCTTTTCATCGCGATCCATTCACGAAGGGTCTCGGGTTTGTCCTGTGCGAGGGTGGCTGCTGCCATCTCCGCTTCGTTGATCTTCCGCCGTGGGATCCACCCAATGGCAACTCGGATGGCAGAGGCGGCCCCCGTTGCGTAGAGGACCCACACAAGGGCAGCCCCGACGGATGCAATAAGGAGCCAGCGGATAAGGTCTGCCCACCATGGCGTAATGTCCTTCACCCCCGGAAGGGTGGCATGGATCTCAGCTACGGAGGCCCGGATCTTCTGGGCTTCCATCTGGATCTCGGTAGCGGAGCGAATCGACTCCACTTCTTTGGAAGTATGGCCGATTTGATCCGTGATCCGGATGATCCGGTCGGCCCGCATGGAAATGGTGTTGGCCTCCTCAGCAATGTGCTGGGAGGCCGAACACCCTAGAACGCACGAACAGACGAGAATCAGTCCCGCTTGCCGGGGATCCACGAGGCAATCTTCCCAATGGGAACCAGGTGGCCGGCGACGTATCCAATGGCGAACGTGGCCACAGCGGCCCAGGTGCTGCCAATCAGCGACTCAATCGAAGCAAGAAACATGGGATCTCCTTTGTCCCCCCACGGTATGTGGGGGTCGGGACAGTATATCACCACTTGCCGAGTGGGCACTTCTCTTCGGGGATCTTTACCTTGAGCTTGACAAAGCACCCACAGATCTTGCACGACCTACCTGTCCACTCCGAACACCCTTGGCAAATTGAAAGTCGCTGTTGAGATTCTTCGGTCTCTGGAAGAGCCAGGGCTTTTACGGCTTTTCCAGCCCCCTTTGCCAACCAAGAAAGTGTTCGGGGTTCAGATTGGTTTTCCCCCTCGCGAGACTTTTCAATAAGTTCCTTTCGAGCATCCGTAAGGATTTGAATACGTGCGGACTGCAGCAAGTTCATCAAAGCCATAAAATGGGGGGTTGATGCCAAAGTTACTGGCATCTCGCTGATGTCAAGACGACCGCCCTTTTTAAGGTAGGTATCAACAAGGATTTGTCCGTGCTTGTTTACAACCCCAGCAATCGCGTGGTTTAGGTCTTCAACAAATGGAACAATGGTTTGTTCGAGTTCTTGATCCATTGGAATTAGGTACAAGTTAGGCTTGTTGATCCGGTATTGGACCCATTTGTGCTTGTTGGGCAAGTACCACTTACCTGTCCACGATACTTTTCTACGTAGCTCTTGGTTGTTGAAAAGCCCAATGTAAGTCGGCCAGCAAGTTGACGGATGATGTACGTCTTTTCCGTAAGAGTATCAGGATCGCAGTATCCGGGACTAGTAGTCGTAGTGGTGTTTGTTATCTCTTCAAAGTTGCCACCAGACGCACCACAGGCTGAACCACTGATGCGAAATGACTCATAACTGTCTGCTTCATTTCGACTTCCACAACCACCAACTGGTTTGCAATCTGTTCCAGAACAACTGCATCCAAATGTAGATGATGAATATCCACTCCAATTTGTTGCGCAGTCAGCAAAGCCACAAACTAGAACTCCGCCAGCCGTACTAATGCCACCCACAGAACTGCAATTAAAAATTGCGTCCTCACACGGAAAAAATGCTCCGGGCAAGCAGTTTGGCCCACTGTAAAGTTCGCAACCAGAGAAGTACTCAGTACCAGTAACAAAACTGACTACAAGGTCGCGACAGATGTTGCACTCACCTGCAGGTGGAGCGCCATCTGTAGGTCCAGTATTTCCACCATCTGTAGTAGCACAGCCAGAACAGTTAGCTCTCCAAGTTCCTTGCATTGTTTCACAGGAACACTGATCCACATCTGGAAGACTACCTGTGCCAAAACAACAACACCCCACCATGCTTGAATCACAGGGTCCACCACCACCAGTACCAGATCCATAGTCAGTGTCTACCGTGCAGCTACAACAAGAAGGGCTAATGGCAATTCTGCCCTTGTACATGACAACCCGGCCATTCTTCGTGAAGATCTGCATTAGCTACAGTCTGTAAACTGGATGCCTGCAAAGGGATTTCGACCGCCACCGCCAGCTATCCAAGATGGAATCAAGGTGCTGCTCATGAACTCGTCGCTCTCTCCACCGTAACCCGGGGTGTGGTCTGGCATCAGGCCATACATGGCATTCGCACTTCGGGGACCCGAACCTTCTGCGCCCTGTGTGAAGGGGGAGCGAACTGGATTGGTCATAGAACTAAACCCCCAACGACGAGTCTCAACCGGGTTAGACCCAAACGGGGTTGGCTGATACCACAGACTCATGGGTACCAACCAGGACTGTCCCGGGTGTCTTTGGCCCACCCCTTGCCAGTACGCATCTGCATGTTGGACAGGTTGTCGCCAATCGTCTTGATGGCTGACCGATACTGTAGCTGCAGCATCTGTGCGTGGGCAGCAGAGATCTTTCGCCACGCGCCAAGCTTGAGAGAGCAAGCGAGCGACACAGCTTCAACAAGTCCCTGAGACTGGGCTGGGCATACTTCATACAAATGTGCGCCAGCAGTTGGAGTCGAGAAAGGCCTCTTGAGCGTTGCCACACGAGTAGCTGGGTTGTACGACGCAATCACACGTTCTTCAAACACATCCCCATCCAGAATGCGCAGCACCTGGCCGGCATAGGCATTCTCCCGCTTGTCCAGCAGGCCCAAACTTGGAGAAGTCGAGAACGTGAACTCTGTCTTGCCAGCATTCAAACTTCCGGCGTTGGTCACCGTACTGTCGTGATAGTGGGGGGACATGTCGCCATTGGTGGTGTAACGAATAGTCCAAGTGGTATTTCCACTGAGGTTCTGGGGGAACGGACGGAAGCAGAGCATGTTCCCCTCAAGGGCCCAGTTTTGTCCCCCCACGCTCATTCGGTGGCGTGGGTACAAGTCGGAAGTGGGGACACCATCACTAGTCTGCGTACCATTGGTGCCAGTGAACTGAACGATCTCGTGGACCTCACCAACACATGGGGGGATGACGTAGCACTCTTGGTCATTTGCAAGAGTGACATCAAAGGAGAGCATCACCGGGTTGTCGGCGTTGAGGGAGCAGCGAGACCACACATCCACAAGGGATGGCATCACCACATGCTGGACAAGGAACTGGTCCGTGTACTTGGCGTCAAAGTCCGCGTCGTCGAGGTAACCTCGCACGCGTTCAATGACTGTTTTCAAGAACGAACGAGTAGAGTCCATAGCTTACGGGGTAGTTGGCTGAGTGTTCTGACCCAAGGAAAGTTCCTTGAGGTAATCCAGAAGATTCCTCTTCTGGGTGGTTGAGCTCCAAAGTCCACTAGCATCCCGGGTTCTAGTTGTAAAGGGAATGGAAGTGCCGGCGGCCACCCTTTGGAAATTTGGATCGGCCAAGTCGCGCTTTTGACCCTTCCACTCGGCATACCCATCAGCAAGCATTGTGGGGCGCATCCACTGTTCCTGCTGCTCCTTGGTAGCAGCGACCTTGCCAGGGTGAAAAGACATTGGGCCGTATACTGCACGGCCACCACCAGCCATGCCACCACCCATGGCTGAACCCATACCACCACTCATACCCATATTGGATCCGGAACCACCAGCGCCATACTGAGAGAAGAGACCAGACATGTAGGAAAGAGGACTGGGCGCACCGCCACCCGTGTTACCTCCACCTGTGTTGCTGCCACCCGTGGAGGTGGGAGTGAGAGATGAAAGAGATCCCATTGGGTTGTACCCACTGCTCATACCGGATCCACCCCCACCACCCATCATGTTCCGCATGGAGTTCATGGCGTAACTTGCTTGACGGTAGTCAGGAGTTCCTGCTGCCAGTGTGGAGTAGCCACCATACTGGTTAGGCACATACATCATGTTGCCAGCACTGGGGGAGTTTGCAGACCAGTTGCTGCCGTATGCGGATCCAAAGTAGCCCATGGAAGGTCCTTTCGTTAGCCGTGTGTGATGATACGGCCACGAGCCATGTTTACCAAGTCCTCCTTCATGGCTGCCAGTTCTTCGCCACCCTCTAGGGTGCCTGTAAATGGAGACTGGCCACACTCCATCGCTTGGGCCTCGCGGTCCAAGCCCTTTCGACGTAGATGTTGGGCAGTGTACTTACGTTCCTCCAAGGCCTCATCTCGCATTCGCTGTCGGTTCTCAGCAGTACGTCGTAACTTCTTTTTGATGGAAGCAACTGCCTCATCACACAGAATAATACGGCTGTCAAGAAACTCCCGACTGGGTCGATTGCCATAGGCGTACGATTCCAGTTCCTGTGCAACCCGACCACGAATCAGCCAGTCGCACAGCACGATGTTGTCGGATTCAAGGTGGTGGTACTCAAACAGGGTAGGCCGCTTGTAGTGCCGGCGGGCCCATAGGATGAAGTCCCCATCCGCCATGATGCGGTGCCGGGATGCGTCGATGACCAAGCCCTCGTGATGGGCTTCGGCCACCGGGTCATAGATCATTTCGATGTCAAGCGGTGCGGTCTCTGGTTCGTCCATCACTTGCTCCTGGCCATCTTCTTGAACGTCTTGGCCAGATTATAGCGACGGCTACCCGCCTTGCAGGTAGGACCACCAAACTTGGAGCCAGTGCAGACTCCCTCGGTACCACGACGCTTGATGCTCTCAGCAACCTTCTGAATCCACTTACCATTCTTCTTAGCCACGGGACAGTCCTCCAATGGACTTGAGGGGGTTCTTTCGCACGGGTGAAACCTTGCGGCCAAACGCACCTTGCATTCCAACACGAGACTTCTCAGCCTTCTTGGAAGCCAGCTGGGAGCTGCTCATCTCACCTCGCGTGACGGGGGTCTTGCTGCTTACACGCTTGGAAGGCCGGCAGTACTCATTGCTACCGCCCGCTCCACAGGCCTTGCCAGTGCGGGTGTCTACCCACTTCTCGGCAGTCCAGCGCTTCAGGTTGGCACCAGCCTGCGTCTTGCGGACGTTGCCGCTGGCCTTACGGCACTTGGCGGTGGCCTGAGCCGCACGGGCTGACCACTTCCCGTAGGACGCCATCACCTTGTTGTAACAGGCGTCCTTCGGCATCCTTAGTACTTTGACTTGTAGTTAGCAAGATCTACACCACCACGAGCTTCACGAAGTCTATTAATCAACTTCAATGTATCTCTTAAGGTCATTTTCCCCATAACGTCACGAAGCTTGGCTTTGAGTTTTTCAGAACCAATGGATTCTCCCGAAAACGGATCTTCTTTTGGAATACCACGTTTTGGAAACATGGCCTTTTCAATTTCCATACTGCTTGGAACCCGAAAACTATTTTTTCTTTTTCTTGGCATGTCAGCACTTCCAAGCTCTGCGCGCCTTGCGAAGGCGGCTATTGGGGTCCTTTGCAGCCTTCGGCCACATTTTCATCTGGCCCGCAGATCGGGCACAGAACGAGTCGCGACGAGATCCACCCTCGGGCTGCGGTCGCTTCAAGTTGCCACCCGTAGCCTTGTTGTAGGCACGGCGACCAAGTTCACTAAGTCCCCCCATGGGGTTCTTGTGCTTGGCCTTGAACTCGAACTTGGGCTTGCTGCTGGCCATCACTCACCTGGATACTTGCGCTTGCCGAGCATGTCCAGATCCTCTGGTTTCATGGTCTTAAGAGCGTTCGTGATTGCGTCACGTGTCTTGCGTGGAACCCTCTTGAGCATGGCGATGATTGAAGCAGCATTACCAGCGGGCGCAGCGGGCTTCTTCGGCATCTTGGTCTTGGCCATCTTGTCGTAGTTGGGCTTGTTGAAGTTGTCCATGGTCAGTCCAGTTTACGTCGCCATCCCATCTGGTAAAGAGCCCGGGCTATGGAGAGCGCAGTGGCATCCACAGCAGGCTCGTCCAGCTCAGGGCGGGCTGCGTGTAGCACCTCGTGGATCACAGTTTCGAGCAGGTTGCGTTCGCCAAGGGATCGACGGACCTCAATGAGGGGGTGGCGACCTGGCTTGTCCTTGTCCCAGCAACGGCCCCAATCGGTACCCATGTTGCGGGGCGGAGACAGGGAGACGCGCCAGGTGCGGCCGTTAATCTTGACCCGGTAGATCAATCGTCCTTGCGAATCAAGCGTGCGTCCCATTGGCGTCCTCGATTCCTGTGGGAGGGGTCACGAACCAGATCGACTACGGCAATGGCAGCACCCCACTGGGAGGTGTCGCGGCGGTTCATCCACGAAGGCGACAAGGGCCCGCACGTGCCGGCGTTCATGTACCAGTACGGGAGGGGGATGGCCCGGGTGCGGTGGCACTGAGTGGGGGGAATAGGCCGGTGGGTATGGCCACGGATGAACAGGCGGTGGGCTGCGCCACCCGTGAGGTTCATGAACTGCAGGGCCTCCAGCTCGTCGGAGGACTGGCCACAGTCAAAGCCATGGGTCAGGACCACGGGGCCGATCTCGAGGCAACCCTTCTTGTCCTTGCGATACGGGGTCCAATGCCAGTGCTTGGCCTCAGAAGCGAAGGGCTCCGTACGGATGAAGTCGGTCACGTCACGCAGGGCCTTGGGGATGCGACGGGGGTCCTGGGATTTCAGATTATCGTCGTGGTTCCCCATGATGGCGTGGAAATGGACACGTGGGGGGAGCACCTCACGCAGGGATGCGAGGAAGGCGGCAGCGTGCCGGTACTCGTCAAGAAGGGTGTGTTCGTGCTCGTCCGGGTGGACGGAGGCGGCTGAGGCCTCGAAGATGTCTCCGAGGTGCACAAAGTGCGTAACCCCATCCAGAGCGGATAGGGTCTCAAGCAGCCAGTGATGGACGTCGGGGGGAGTGAATGGGGAGTGAGTACAGCTGATAGCAGCTATGCGGGTAGGCATCTAGTCTCCTGCTAAGCCTCCGCGCCCGCGGGGGGTGGACCGAAGTCCACCCCCCATCGAGACGCAAGGGGCACCGCGGCCCCTTCAGGAGGATCACATCCAGACGCGATCCGTGGTCACACCCTCGAGCTTCAGGCCCGTGGGCTGATCCGGCACAAGCTGCATACGCAGCATGCCCGGCATCTGCATGACCTCGGTCAGCTGGCCAGTGGACGACAGCAGCGGCCACTTCGTCGACGAGGTGCCGGTCAGAGCCGGGACCACGAAGTTGAAGGGGACAAAGTTGTCGGCCTCGCTGAACTTCTGCACGCCCTTCGGATCCGGCGGCACGTAGCGCTTCCAGTTGTTGCCACCCTTCTTCAGACCGTACACAACGCCATCCTCGATGTAGGTCGAGGTGTAGCCGTTGTAGGTGCGGCCTTCAAAGGTGAACTTGAAGCCCTGCTCCGAACCCTCACTATTGAGCGACGAGAGCTTGCCACTGCGCTCCAGCGTGTACTGGCCGATCTTCTGGGCCTCGTAGGCCAGCCACACGCCATCGCTGGCGATGAGGCAGTCGATCGACTGACCGTACTTGTTCTTCGCAGCGTGGAAGCGACGGACGTACTGGCGAAGCTTGTGCTCCGTAAGTGCACCGACGTTCTGAACGCGGAAGGACTTGAACTCCGGGTGAGCAGTAACGTCGATTTCGTCACCAGTCACACGCTCCGAACCCAGCAGGAAGTTGTCATCAGTACCACTACCAAACTTCATCCAGCTGTTGATGCCAGCGATACCGGTGAAGGAGCTGCCACCCTGGACCTTCTGGTTTGCAGGGACCACAACGACGTTGTTAGCCGCACTCGTCGTGAAGCTGGAAGCCGTGTTACCAATGGCGCTGCCATCCGCACGGAAGCGGTTGTCAATGAACAGGGTCACAGTTCCGGTCAGCTCGTCAACCTTGCTGACGGTAACAGGCACTCGGGCACCAGTGGACGTATCACGATTCAGGCGATCCGTGGTACCGTTCGCTGGCACGCCAGCCGTACCGGTATACAGATCCACGCGCTGACCCACGTAGAACCGATCAACCGCAAGGTTGCTCGGAATGAACGGCAGAGTGCCCGTCGAGTTGGCGGTCACCTGAGTCCAGTTGTAAGTGCCTGCGTTGAACGAACCCAGGGCGTAACCGTTGTTCTGGCTGACATACCAGTAGTTACACAGGGTCTGCGACAGGTTCTGCGCGAAGCCCTTGAGCTTCGGAGCAATCACGTCGCCGATGAAGGCCGGAGTGGCCTCCGCCTGCATCTCGCCCATCGTGACGGCCAGGTTGGTCACCATCGCCCGCATGTCAATGCCAAGGCGGTAGGTGTTGATCGAAGCGCCTTCCAGCGCGTTCGGCCAAGTCTCAACCTGACGATTCCGATACAGCTTGGAGTCGTTGGTAGCCGAACCGAGAAGCGCCGTCTGGTCGCCGTACAGCACAAAGTCGTTGTACTGGGCAGCGTTGTCGATCACGCCGGTCAGACCGCCGCGATAGAGCTTCAGAATGCGCATGTTCTTACCGAGCGCACTAGCAGGGCCAACGCCCTGAGAAGTAACGATAGTGTCACGCCAAGCGGCGTCGAGCGTCGGCAGAATGGTGTCGACGTTCTTGTTGATGACCTCCTCGATCTGCTTGCTGTGCCGATCGAAAAGACTGTTGGTAACTGCAGGCATGGTTTCAGTTCCTTGTAAAGAAGTGTTCAGGCACGAGTGTCACTACCGCTATCAAGACCAGCTGCCAGTCGGCTCAGAGCGTCCTTGTTGTACGCATCCAGGGCAGACTCAACATCACCGGTACTAAGCCCGGGCTTCCAACGCGGAGCCGGGACGGCAGGACGGTTAAACATTGAACCCGCACCGCTGTCTGTTTCCGGGGCCCGACCAAGACGGTTCGGGTCGCCGATTACCGAGCGATACTTCGCCAGGACCTGTTCAGTGGCCTTGGCTGACTCTTCGGAAATCCACGCTTCTTCGAAAACCCCTGCTGCCGTTCGCCGAGTTCGGAGGTTATCCAGCGTCTGCTGGCGAATGTCCCTCTCGATCGCGGCTCGAGCACCAGAAAGGGCTTCCTTTCCGTTGATCTCTTCGAGCTTACCCAGCATTGTACGGGCTCCCTGGTTCAACTCAAGCCCCATCATGACCTGAGTGGTCAGCTTGTTGTTGAGCTGCTCAGCCTTCATGCGCTGCAGCTCTTCCTGGGCCCGCTGTGCTTCCTGCTGGGCACGGAGGATGGCATTAGCCACCTCCTCTGCACTCGTGTCGTCGTCATCGCCCCCCACGTTGTTGTCCGTCTCGTCCGAAACCATATCGTTGTTTCCTTGGTTTGAGTTCATCCAATCCTGAACGTACTGATCCACCTCTTCGCCGCGGTAGCCCATGTCAACGAGGAGCTGGCGCGCGGCCTGCTCCTTCACCGTGGGGTCCACGTCCGGTCGCATGACCTTAGTAGTCGCGTCGCGAAAAGCGACCAGCTTGTCGTAGTCCTGCTTCAGGTACTCAAGGTTGGCCTTGGCCTGCAGCAGTTCGGAAACCGGGATTTCCTGGCCGCCGGCTCGGACCTTGGCGTCCATATCCACAACATTGCCGGCCGTGTCCTGAGTCTCCTGCACTTCTTCGTTTGGCGTCATCTCATCAGCCATTTGGCATCATTCCTTGCATCATGGGCATGGGGGGTTGCTGCTGAATCTGCATGCCCATGGCGGCAGCTTCCTCAGGTGTCGGGACTTGCTGCGGGAGCGTCTGGCCCATGAACCGCAGCATCGTGTCCCTGAACTTCTTGAACTCCTCTTGAACTTCAGCCGAAGCCGCGCTCAAGGTTGGACTAGTCATAAAGGCACCCAGTACCCGCAACTGCAGATCTGGACGAACCATGTGGGGGGCCAACATGACCTGGCCCGGGTCCTGACCGTTTCCGAAGAGCAGAAGGATGTTCTGCACAATGGTTTCGTATGCGCCCTTCTCTTCGTCAATCCACAAGGCGAAGTCGAGTCCTTCACGAAGGGAGAACAACTTCAAACCAATCGGGTCAGTCAGTCCGGCTCTGAGCAGACCCATGGCCTCTTCCTTGCGGGCAACTTCGCTGCGCGGATTGATCTGTCGCACCGTGAAGGTGAGGTGACCAACCGTGGGCAGCGGGTTCTGGTCAAAGGTGACAACCGACTTGTCAAGATCCAGAACGGCACCAGCCAGATCCAACGTGATGTTGTTGACCGGAATCGTACGTGGAGACTTGACGATCTCACCAACTGCCTTGGCTGTGACTGCTCGATACATGTTGCCAAAAGCGCGCTGGATGCTAATAGACGGGTTCGTCATGGCCCGCGTGATCTGCTCGTCGAGGAACTGCAGACCAGTGGCACTTTCGACTCGACCCTTCTCCTGGATCAAGTCCTGGATGGGGGCGATCTGCTGCATCACAGTCCGAGCAAACTGGGCCACCTTGCCGGGTGCATCTCCCGCGTTGTAGGGCTGGACCACAAAGGGCTTGAAGTTTTCGTTCAGCGGATCAGGCGTGTAACTCATCACGCGCAGGCCACGACCCACATCCTTGAGCAGGGTGCGCTCATTCATTGAGCCCTGCGGCAGAACCATCACGCCGTAGCGATCCATGTCACGGATGTTGTTGAACAGGCTCTTCATCATGCGTTCGGCCTCGCGGGAGATGCCGAAGAGCATGTCAAAGAGACCCGCGCCGTAGAAGGTGCCGGTATCGCAAAAACGGGCCCAGCCGATGGGGCAGTACACCACCGAGTCGGTGTACTCTTCATCCACAAGGATGGCATCACCGCTGGCCACTACGTATCGGACGCAGGTGTCGCGGGGTCCGTTGATCCACAGCTCGCGGATACGAACCACATCAGTGGAGCTGCCGCCACCAGAGTTGTAGCCGGTGGTCACGGCACTGTTGTCGAAGGGGTTGCGCAACGTGGAGCCTGGCTCGTCGAGTCCGACATCGGTGTGGACGTCACCATGATCCACACGCCACCACTCCATCTTGTCCTTCTTGGTCTTGGAGATGGTGCCAAACTTGGCCTCAAGCATGTCAAACGGAACCACGCGCTGTCGGATCATGCCGCTCTGCTTGGTGTGGTCCTGGTGCAGGGCGGGGAATGGGAACAGTTCGCGGGGGTGCACCACTTCCAGGTCGGCGGTAAGACCGACAGTGGGCACATCGACGATGTGTCCGGTAATGCCGCAGCAGCCAAGAGTCACGAAGATGTGGGCAAAGTCGCTGACGACTTGGGACAGCTGGTGCTCAGAGACCAGCGAGTCAGCAATGATCTGGGCGCTGGAACGCTCACGGATCATGCGCAGGCTGGTGCCCTGACGGATGACCTTGGGCCGCAGATCCATGGAGGCGATGCGCGCCACGGTGCGGTCAATCATGGAGAGGAGGTCCTGCGACTGGAACTCCATGTTGCCTTCCTTATCCATGTACTGTGGCGTAAGCCGGCCAGTCAGTGGGTCGAAGACGTCAAAGCGTCGAGCGCCATTGAGATAGTGCCACGCAAGCAGCCAGATGGAACGGCGATAGTTGTACCGCAGTCGCTCTCGGTCGGTGTGCATCCGAAGGAGCTTTGCGATGTCTTCAGGCTTCTTCGGCAGGCTTAGCGGAATCTGTGGCACGGGTCTTCTTCTTTCTCAGTTCAGCTGCGAGTCCCTGGGGTTTCCAGGTAGTTGGGATCTCTTCCTCATCCAGAACAAAGTCTCCAGTGAACTTCGGCTGGGGGGACTCACTCGCAATAGGGCGAGTTACCGGAAAGTCTCCAGATACCCGTCCGTAGTATGCACGAGCCATGGCCTCGTACAGGAAGTAAGGGATGGTCACGTAACTGCCATCAGACTCGGGTTTCGCCATCGTTCAAGTGCTCCTCTGGCTTCAGGATGTCAAATACATCTTCGACGTGAATCTTGTTCCAGTCAACCATTGCAAGGGTGGGAACTCCCATGGTCTGGAGCTCACCTGCCTTCAGGCGGTCCAGGGGTGAAAGTCCCCCCACGGGTTCGATTCCTCGCTTGGGGAGCCGGAACTTGAGGATCATGGAGGACATGGCCACCGCGTCGATGTGGTCGTCGTGGGCCAGGCCGCCGTCACGGGCCTCTGGGTTGAACTGCTCGATCTGGTCAAAGAGTTCCCGCCAAGGCTTGTCCATCCGCTTCCACATGGGGAGCTTCAGGAGCTTGTGCTCGAAGCGGAACAGGAGACCGGAGATCTTCGATTCCTTCTTCAGCATGCCTACCCGAAGAGGCATGATTTTGGGGATGTGTGAAGACCCCATCATGTCCGTAGCCCGTTGGCGGACCAGGGTTTCCAGCTGCTGGTAGAGGTTGACGGACTCGCGGACCACCTCGGGGTGGATGGTGGGGACCTTCCACTTGTCGGCCAGCCGGAAGACGTTTCGGATCAGCTGGTCCTCGGGTGCTTGGCCAGCCCACATATCGAGGACGAAAAGACAGTTGTCACTGGTAACGGCCATCACGGCTGCTACCTTATAGTCCGAGTCAGGACCATGAGTATACGACGTGTCGACAGCCATAAAGGTGAAAGCGTTGAGGAGGAAATCCCGGATGGGGATCACCTTGACACCGGTTTTCTCCCCCCACGCGATCTTTGTATTGGAGGTCACTGGGTCTGTGTCGAAGGACGGATCCGGATCCTCAATCCACCACCCGTGATCTTCACGGATGAGGGGCGGAAAGAAATTCTCGCCGCTCTCACCGGGCCGTCCGCGATACTCCGCCAGATAGACACTATTGCCGATTCGTTCCTTGATTTCCTCAAGGGAAAGTCGGTTCGCAAGATCTGGTCGCGCAAGTTTGTCTGCACGGCTGAGGGGCCACATCTCGGGCCAGCAGGAGTGAAGCTTTCCGTCTTTTTCGTACTCCGAGTCAAGAAGCATTCGGGACCAGAACTCAAAGCGGGGATCCCGGGCTCGGGGTCCTGAAGGAGTTTGCTCGGTCTGCATGGCGTGCCATGCGTAGTGACGACGAGACACGAAAGTGGCCAGCCACCGCACCGAAGTGTCGGGGCGCGTGAGCATGGGCATCACGATCTTAAACAGCAGGTTCTCCACGTAGTCGCGGAGGATGGCCATCGACGTGGAGGCCTTGGGGTCGTATTCGGGATCGTCCAAGATGTAGCAACGGGGTCGACCACCACGCTGCTTGGATGATGCGGAGATGGCGCGGAGCCATGAGCCGTTCTTCAGGTACATCATTTCAAGGCCGAAAGAAGCTTCTCCTCGGCGGGGGACGATTCGGCCATCTGGAAAGTCAGGAGAAAAGTCGTCGAAGATTCTCGAGTTGTCCGTGAATTGCGTCTTGATGATCTGGCTGGTTTGCTGCGCGTTGTCGTGCGAGCTCGTAGCGTAGATAAAGGAGAAGGCCGGGCGGGTCAGCATCTGCAGGATGATGGACTTGCGGATGCAGTTGCTCTTCGCGTACCCGCGCGGTGCGACCGCGATGCTGCTTCTGGAAGTAGCCCATTCCTTGTAGATAGAGATATGGCCCTTGGGTGTCGCGACTGGGTTGTCGTCGAAGAATAGGGGATTGAAGTCCGCGTCTGGGTCCGGCCACAGGTACCACGCCTCGAAGAATCGCATCGACGAGATGAAGTCGATAGCCCGCTGCTTCAAGTCGGTGGATGGGAGGAGCCACTGGCGGCATGCGTTTAGCCTAGCCAGCCGTTGGCCCTCCTGCGAGAGCGTGTCGTAATCCGCGGGAAGCGGATAGAGCGGGTTCTCAGGCGCTGTTGCTATTCGCTTGATTTGCATTGACAAGCTTGCCGGTCATGTACAACTGCATGGTCACCATACGACAAAGGGCCATTCCAACAAGACGAGGGTCCTTAGCCACAAGCGAGTGCGTAACATAAAGGCGCAGAAGCGGAAGCCACTCAGGAAACAACTCACCTGAGTCATTCAAGATCGTCTTCTTCAGGATCATCCCCAGGATCTCGGGACTCGCCACCGAGATCGTCGGATCCGTGATCGCGATGTCGTACAGAATCTGGCCGCCCGCCCGCGCCATCTGCATCTCGTCCATCGCCTGGATCTGGACTGCTGCTGCCACCACCAGCGGATCCTCCGGCGTGGGGGGAGGCGTCGGTTGCGGCTGGGAGATAGGTGCTGGCGAACTCCGGACGGTCTTGGCTGACGATTGCATTGATTGGGTCCTGGTTGATGCGGGCTACAAGCTTGCTGGTCTCGAATGAAACCTTGACCTTGCGACCCTCGTGCGTCTCGATTGCCTCGGCGCTCTGCCGTTGGATCAGGCCCGATGCCTGGGCAACCTCCCTGAGTACGTGGCGCAGTCTAGCATGAGCACGCAAAGATACGTTGGGGTCCGTGTCACGAAAGTGACGAATCAGGGTTTCCATCTCTTCGTGGACGTCAAAGCCGGACGCCTTGAGTGCTCCCCCCACGCTGTCAGAAGCGAAGAAGGAGGTGAGGGCGTCGGGCTGTGGCTGCTTGGGATCAGGCAGTGCTGGGGGCATTTACTGGGTTAGTCCATACCGATCAAGGAGGGTACGACCTTCTTCTCGTCGTCCCTTCTTTCGACCGAGTCTACGTGCCAACTTGCGAAGAACTTCCATATCTTCGGCACTCAATTCGGTGGGTCGAGAGAGGGGTGTAGCCCTGCCGGCATAGGGACGAGGCTCAGAAGCTGAGATCCCAGACGTAACAGGCTGGGCCTTGGGCGGACCCTTTACCGTGGGAAGTCTCGGCGACTTCCCAGTAATGTATGTGACGTCTGAAGACTCACCAGTACTTTCAAAGTATTTGCGCAACAGACTCTTTAAATCCGCACCCGTCTCTTCACGGCGACGAGTTTGTGCAGCTCGGCGCATGGTTGGACTACTGGGATTCTCCAACTCCTGAAGCGCCGCCGCAACGCGAGCCATCTTGGATTGGGCAGTCTTCTGCTGCTCACGCTTGGTGGCTGCAGCGCCACGTCGCTCAGCACCTGCAATGATTTGTTCCGCTGATCGACTACCACGGAGATTGGGTGGGACCTTGATCTCAACACCAAGACCCTGTGGAGCAGTGCCCTCCAGTTGTGGGAACACCTCAGCCAGAACTGCAAGGGCAGTTGCTCGACGCTCCTGCTGAGACTTGCCAGCCAAAGCCTGATTCAAGTCAAGCTGGCCTGCCGTCATGCGGCGAACCGAAGGAGCCACGTCGCCAAGTTCGGAACGAACGGCAGCTTCTGATCGACCGCCCTTCATTCGGGTGGCTTCAGCGCTACGAGCACGCTCCATGATGAGTTCATCAATTTGCGGGTCGACAGTCTTGGCAATCCGCATGAAAGTGGACGGAGACATGCCGCCTTCCTGATACTTGTCCATCAAGGAAAGCAGCTTCTCGTAAAGTGAAGCAGAGCTTTCACCAGACTTGGTCTTTGCCTTCAGGATCCGCTTGACGTCATCCTCAACCTGGGTACGAAGCTTGGTTCCAGCTTCCTTTTCGGCAGCTGCAATGATTCCCTGTTCGCTGCCCTTTCGCGCAAACGCACCCGGCATCATGCTCTTGGTAGTGGGTGCATTGAATGGGCGCTTCCCCCCACGATAAGTGGTGGTGTCGTAACCCAAATTGATGAGCTCGTCGCGTGTAGCCCCAGCTTCAAGCCGAGCAGAGATCTCTGCATCCCTAATCTTTTTGATCGCCGCGGACATGTCCTTGCGGGTAGCCACACCAATACGGGCATCTCTCAATGATGCTTCGCTGGTACTAGCCAATACGGCCTTGCCACCCTTGCCTCGGAGGTTGGGAATTACATAACGGGTGTAACGCTCGAACTTACCCTTTTCTCCGGGCACGCTTTCGGCACCAATCTTGTACGACTCCACCTTGCCCAGAACACCATTCAGGAACTTCTGAATTTCGGCCTCGTCCACGCCCTGAGAGCGCATGAACTTTTCGTAGTCGGTAACAACACGACGAAGCTTGTTCATCTGCGCTCTAGTTGCAAGCCTGGGACCACGACCAGGAGCACCAGCACGGATAATGTCGGCCTCTTCGGCCGCCTTACGACGCGCAAAACTTCCTCGATCCTTGGGGGCAACGTCTTCTTCAAGGGTGGTACGGAACGCGCGGCGATCCTGAGCTCGCTGCTCATCCTGCTCGCTAATACGCTCGTAGTTGCTAGGCTTCCGGCCACCTGCTCGATCAATCAACACATCCTTGGCAGTGGGATCAGATTGGATGAACTTGATCTGCTTTTCAACTTCCTGAACCTTGAATGCCGACTCAAGCAAATCAGGATTCTTGGCAGCCGCAGCCTTGTAGTAGGCGACAACCTTGTCAATGGGCTCCGGCTTTGACGAGCCAGGGTAGCTGAAGAGCATTCGGCCTTCATCAACAACCAGGTCTACATCATTGGGTAGGTCGTACGAGAACTCTCGCTTGGGGGTACGAAGATCAGCAGTTTTGCCAATGGTGGGTCCACCCTGTCGAACTCGGCCGTACTCGTCCCGGTTTGACATGGACTCTTCGTACGTCTCGGCAAGTGTTGCTCCAACGCGTTGACGGCCGGCAGGAGTTGCGGTACCTGGAGTTACTCGGCTTCGAGTGCGTTCCACAAGGGTATTGCCCATGCGGTTCGTATCGAGCTCCATGATCTTGGAGTCCTTGGGATACCGGCCCTCACTCCTCATGCGTCTAAGTAGCTGGCGAAGCACGGCCTGTCGGATATTTCTATCAAACACCTCCGTCTTCACAACCGGGTCAAACTGCTCGCCAGACGGCCGAGTCTTTGGCGACTGGAAGAAACCAGTGATCTCTGGGTTGGCAACCACCAGGCGTTGAATCTCTGCAATATCCGCTGCCTTGAGTGCAATAGGGAACTGCTTGCCATCGGGAGTTACCACCACAAACTGTCGGCCAGTCATAGCTCGCAGCGGCTCAGAGATTTCCTTCTCAAGCTGCTCTCGAGTCTTGGGATTTATTGGTGGATAACGACGACCCTGCTCAGTCTCGACCGGCTTCGTGCCAATAGCTGGGGTGGTCCCCCCACGGGTTTGGGAGCTTTCGGCAGCCTTCAGCTTGCGACGAAGGGCCGCAACCGGCTTGGCTGCCTCAAGATTGCTTGCAAGAGTGGCTACACGCTTGGCAAGTTCGGGGTCTTCAAACTGACCCTCGCGCACCATGGCGCGAGCAATTTGAGCAATCTTCTCGTTGGCTAGAGTGAGGCCACCCTGCTTCAGCTGCTTCTCGTTTGTGGCCTTGTTAAGCCACTTCACGAGACCGCGCCTGCTAAGTTTCTTGCCGCCGACCAGGCTGAATCCGTAGGTCAGCATTGCCTTTTCCAACGCCTCCAACGCCTCCATGTTATCCGACAGAGTCGGTGGCGTAGTAGGCGCAGGCTGACGGGCCTGGGTGGTTGGACTGGCAACTTTTCTTGTGCGATGTGGGCTAGCCATTCTTGATCTGCTGTTGGGTGTCCTTGAGGCGGGCGACCACTTCGCCCGCAGCAGATCTTAGTGTGCCGGGTTTGACTATGCCAAACATCTTTCGTCCCTGCTCAAGCATGGAGACAGTGTCGTCGAGGTTGTCGATGATCTCCTGTGGCGGCAGGGTGTTGCGGGTGCCGGGACGGTGTTGGGAACCGGGCAGGGAGAAGTCGGGTGCTCCGGGGCGGGTGATGGTGCGCATCGCCAGCATGAAGGCGATGAGGTCTACGAGCACACGGTCCTTGCGTGCGTGGATGAGGGGGACGTTCAGTTGGCGGCAGAGCCGGCGGAAGGATCGGCGATTGAGGCCGAGAGCGGATAGCTCACGGATGAGGTAGTCCTCACCGACGAGGCGCATCCCC